CACCGCTACGATCTCTCGGACTGTGACGACGCAGTGTTTCATCCGTCCGGGCGGAAAGTTTTCCGCCTTCGCCCGGATGTCGTACATGCCCGTGGACTATGCCGTTCTTGCAGCTTTGCAGAACGTCATGGACAACGTGCAGATGTTCGCGCCTTCGTCTTCCAATGCCTCCGGAAAGTTCGCCAAGATGGCGAAAGGCTTGTGGAAGAAAGTCTCACCGATCGTGAAACCTATCGCGAGCGTTGCTGGGACTGTGCTGCGCAATTATGCCCCCTCTGGGATCAAGGCCGCCATCGACGCATCCGAACAAGTTGTCCAAGATGTCTACCGTGCGAATCCCAGGATGGGTCCTTTGATGAACCTATCGCGTGAGGAGTTATTGGACTTCAACGCACCACCATCGCAAAAGAAGGCCCGACGCAAGAAGGCGCTCGCTGCTCTCGCTGAGCAGGAGGCGCCCGGTGCGGTCGCTGCCGTCAAACGGGAGAGGAAGAAGCTTGCAAAGGCTGAAGCGGCTGCTGTCGCCTCGGCCCAGTAAGTACCCTCCCGTTTGAGGGGTGCTCGCCCGAGTAAAATCCAACAGTTGGGTGGAAGAGGAGGGACTCATGTCCCAACGCCTCACCACTCATTCCGTGGTATCGGTTCGAGCTATAATTGACCTAAGGGGAGACTGGCCAGTCTCCACCCCCGGGCCCGTGGTTGAAGAAAATCCTTGTTAAGATTACCTCTTGACCACTCCGGCGAGTAATCGCCGCTGTAATCCGCCAATCCGAAGCTCAGTGAGCGGATGCTATAAGCAATCGGATGACTTCCCTTTACCCAACGTGTAGAACTTTCGACACGTCAGTGGGAACGGAAGAATTATGTACCGGAACTTTGGGGTTAGTTCCTCTTTCTACCGGGTTGAAAAATGAAATGAGTGTGGTGACTCCTCGTATATTAACGAGTCACTAAGTAGTCAAACCAAGAGACAGGTTTCACATCATCGAGTCAGCTTTGCTGATCGACTACACTCGATGGGGCCGCGACGCTGCGGATACCCAAACACCTCTACTCGTACTGACAACTGAGAAACAGC